CCGCTTGAGCAGCCTGCTTAAGGTAATCCTGTTGAGGAACTTGAGCAGCCGCTTCCGCTTTAGCAGCCTGCAACTGCCTTGCCATTTGGTTGGCGTAGGCAGGAGCGGATGCTTCAGCTAGTTGCGCTTGGGTCAGTTTCTGCTGAGCCTTGACGATCGCATCGGTATCACCAGATTCATGCGCGCGCCGAAATTCATTCTCGGCAATCTGAGAAATAGCCTTGGCTCTTTCTGTTACCTGTTGCTGAATAAGCTTTTGGTTTTCAGAAATCAGACCAGTTAGGCGTTTATTTTCTTCCTGAATACGCTGAGCGTAGGTGATTGCTTCATCACGAAGCCTTGCCGCTTCTTCTCGATGTCGGCGTTCCTCATGGAACTCATACTTCAGCTTATCGATACGCTTCTTAACTCGCGTACTGTAGTTCTCAACTTCGGAATCGCCATCGGATTCTTCTTTGGCGTTTACCGACTCTGATTTCTTCGGTTTACGGTCTTCCGATTTTCGAGGATCAATGACCTCAATGCTGAATTCCTCACCTTCTGCAGATTGTTCTCCTGCTTTGGGAAGGATTTGGGTTTTAATCCCGAAGAATTTGGTTTCTTCAGAGGTTCCGACGCTGGATTCGCTGGCATCGGAGTCTGCCACTGAGTTTTCAATCTCATTGTCTTGTTCGCTCATACTCGCTCAACGCCTCTTGGATCATCAATTACCGCTTCTACGGTGTCATCGTTGATCAGTCGGAACTCTTTTCCGTGAATTTTCACTCGAGTTCCGCTATATGCCCGAAACACCACCCAGTCTCCCTCCCCGCAGTAGGGGCCATTCGGGAATCGCTTTTCATCTTTGTAGGCATCGGGTCCTAGTTTGAGGACAAATCCCACAATGGTCGCGACGGATTCGTTTCGGATCGTTTCAGAGGATTTAAGGATGCCGCCTTCAGTCTTCTCGTCCACTTCCGGTAGCGCAATAAGGAGCTTGAACCCCTTTGGCTCAGGTAGTTGAGAAGGCTTTTTAGCAGCCTTTTCCGTTTCCGCTGCAGGCAGCGGGTTCACTAGTGCAATGGTTGTCATTTAGACCTCATTGTGTGCGCGGATTTCCGCGAGTGCTTGTAGATATCTACAAGATATCTACAAGATATCTACAAGATATCCACAGGTTAGTACAGGTATTTACCTATTTTCAAGTTTTTCTTTCAGGTCAAGCAATTCACGCTCAGCGAGGGCCAATCCTTCGATGACCCCACAGAGTCGCTTGTACTCGGCAAAGTCGCTACAGGAGCCTGTGGCGACGTTATCGGCGTACTCATTCATGACCCGTCGGATGTTCTCTCTCAAATAGGCTAAAGCCTGGTCTTCATGCATCAGAGCCAAGGGTTACTCCCTGCGGTTTCTAGCCGCCTGAAAGCCAATGTCGACCCCCTTCTGAAGTTCTTGCGAGTCGATCTTTGCCTGTTCAATCTGGGCATCAATGGCGGTATCCAGAATACGTTGCTGGACCGCTTGCTGAGCCATTCTCTCTTGGGCATTGATTCGCTCGATCTCGATGGCATCCTTTGCCCTGGACTTCTGAGCGTCCAGCTGAAGTTTTGCCATATCCACTTGCATCTTGTTTTGCGCTTGCATGGCGCGAATCTGCAATTCTTTCTCTTTCTGTTGAACGATGGGATCTTGCATCGCAGCCATGTTTTTCTGAGCCTGCATTTCTGCCGTTTCCTTGTTGAGGACTTGAGTCGATGCGGCAGCAATCAAGCCGCTAATGCGCTTCTCGATATCCTTTGGCAGGATCTCCTCATCGGGCGGAAGCGGAATACCCATCTCTTGCTCAACCCTCTGCCTGTACTGAAAGGCGATGTGTTCGCGAATATGCGCATCCATCGCAGCAGAAATGGCAGGGAACATCGGGGTTTTCTCAAGCCCCATAAATGCAGGACTTTGCATAAAGGTCATATGCGCGGTGATGTGCGCGTCATGATCTTGGTAGCTAAACGCCTTAATCGGTTTAAGGTTAATGGCGTTCATGTTTTCCTGAACTGGATCAGCCGGAGTTTCACCATCATCAGGTTTAATAATCTCATCGACGTTCTTAACGCCCATGCTCTCAAGCATCTGGCGGTGGAGAACCTTCATGTCATAGATCTGCGGGGCAGATATCGATAACTGCAACGCTGCCTGGCTCTGCATAATGCGTTGAGCCATGCTATTAGCATTAGGGTCACTGACCGGGATGACATCTACTCGATCATCAAAATCTTGCGATTTGACATCTTCCCCACCCGGGGTCTCATAGGGGTATACCGGTTCGTCGTAGTCGCGGATCACACCCGAGAGCAACTTGAGTTCTTGCCGAAGCGAGGCATGAAGTCTTGCTTGGATGGCACTCATCACTTTCATGGTGCGTTCCAAAATGGCAAGCGTCGTGCCGACTGGGGCTTCGGCGTTCATATCCGCAACCTTCATATCGGCCAAGGAAGCAAAGCGACGACCTTCCTCGACGATGTTATTCAGCAGCGTATAAAGCACTGCCGAGGGTTCCTTGTAAGGCAGGAACGTAATGTTGTCGCGGATGCTGCCTCCCGGGACATCGACATCGCGGAACTCACCTGGAGCAATTGGCGTGTCGTCGCCTTTAATGCGAAGACCTCTGGCTTTCAAGCCGCCCGGGAGATTTGATAGGGTTCCCGCATCGACCAACTGCCGAAGAATACTCGTTGCACTTTTTGCTAGTCCACCAATCAGATGGATCAAGCCGAAAGCATAGAAGCCCATTCCCGGGAGGTAGCGGTAATGAACAAAATGATCTCGCTTCTTTTTCTCTGGATCTTCTTCATTCCAGTTCTTGCGAATAGCGAGAACCTTGCGCGACCCTTTATCGACAGTCACGACATAGGGCAACGCGATACCCGTTGGCTCACCATCTTTCATGTCCTCGAACCCGGGCAGGTCGAGGTCAACCATCATCTCGATAAGGGTGTAACGGTTGTCGCTTTCATAACTTGCCGAGACTCCAGAGAGTTTATCTTCCTTTTCTCTGATCTGGCTGATGTCATCTTGCGGATCACCGAGATATACATCGCGATAGAACCCGCCTACCTGAAGCTTTCGGATATCGTTTTTCGCTTTACGCATCACATGCGAGACACGCTCTGCGGTTTCAAGATCGCTAACACCGTAGGAGACTACGAGGTCTTCAGCCGGGACAAACATTGAAACCGGACGCTTAAGCTGCGGGTCGTAATAGACTTTGCGGAAAGCACTGCCTGCCAAAGCCAGCGAGAACAACATCTTTTCGGTTTCAGATCGATACTCAGTCATCTTCTCGGTAAGAAGATAATTCATGTAATCCTGAACACGCAGAGCCTGTCGATCTTTATCTTGAGTCTGCTTGCCCACCACCACGACTCGAACGGGTCCCTGCGCGGGAAACATCTCAGTGATGGCTTGCGCTTGGAAGCGCACTACGGCTTCGGTTAAGAGAGGGTGGAATACTCCGCAGGCCCCCGGCCAGGGTTCAGTTCGATCTTCAATTTTAAGTCCCAGGAGATCAAGCCCTTTGATGTAGGTTTGCTCCCAGTCTTTTCTGGAGTTCTTGTCGGCTTCGTAGTATCCAACGAGTTCATTGGAAAGGCTTTCAAGTTCTGACTCATCGATGACTTCGGCAAGGTTTGCATAGTGATCCCCCGAGTCGGCATCCGACTCACCACCGCCCATATCAATCTCAACACTGCCATCTTCGTTGATGGTCATTGCCGGGGCTTCATCGCCCATGGCAATTACCTCGATCTCAAGCTCTGCGGCTTGAGCATCAGGGTCATCTGGAATGAGTGGAACCAGTGCCTTGTCGATGGCCATTAAATCATTTTCCTTTCTATGTAGACCTTTTCTACATTACCGCCAATAGACTTCCTTCTCGGAGTTATGGCGGTGTTTATAAACTCTACTAGTGGTTTATTTTTTGGGTGGCTAGCAATTTTCTCAAACTCATTTAAAGAGTCAGCATATTGCTGGCTGCTCTCATAACCACTGTGACCAGTTCCAACCCAAGCAGATCCAAACGGAATTCCAAGTCGCTTAGCAACCTTGTCTTTATTTGCTAGCCTTACCGCAAAAGCGGCAGCTCGCCCTGTAATACCCTGTTTAAGTAGATTCTCATAAAGCTCTTTGTCGCCTTTCATGGCAGGGTCATAATCGACATTATTTTGAAAGGCGTATATAACCCCGTGTGGATCACCTTTAAGGGCAGAATTAGGGATAACTGGGTCTACACCAAATATACCAGATAGTCCCTCGCCTTCTTTTAAGGCTAAAGCAGCAAGTTTTTCTGGCGATAATTGTGGAACACCATACTGCTCTCCAAGCTTCATCGCCCTTACTTTTGCATAAAGTTCGGCAGCATTTAAACTTGTTGGCAAAGTTTCTATTCCGCCTTTACCACCATATTTTCCAGAAGGATCTGCCCGATAGCCACTAACATTTTCTGGAAAAGACGTTAAGTCAACATCTATCCCTTTTAGCCAAAAACCTAAATTTATTTCTCTTTTCCATTTCTCAAGGCGAGCCTTTTCATCCATTTCCTTCTTGATGGTTTCTTTACTTTTAGGAG